GAAGACATTGAGCTGGCTCTTTCCGAAAGCCGGCTCGCCGCAATGAGAAACGTTGGGAGAGGCGTTGACTGTGAACCTGTTCCACTTCTTGAACCATTTAAAGTCCGTGTCATCACTCGTGGTGACGCGGACAATCAGCACCTATCGAGGAGGTGGCAAAGTTATGTTTTTGCGAGCATAGCTAAGCACCCAAATCTCCAACTAATGGGAGGCCCGATAGGTCCTGAGGCGTTGGCTTTCTTGACTGAAAGATCTAACGCGGATGATGGTCGGAAGTGGATCAGTGCCGACTATTCGGCTGCCACAGACAATTTGAACCCCGATGTCAGTGAGGCTTTACTGTCCCGTTTAACCCAAAGGCTTGGAATACCTTTCGAGGACAGTTTATGTTTGAGGGAGAACCTGACACGTCATAACGTGAAAAGCTCGAGGAGTGGGGAAGTAAGGAGACAGCGCTGGGGCCAGTTAATGGGCTCCCCCGTCTCCTTCTACATACTCTGTCTTGCTAACCTTGCACTCACCCGGTGGGCCCTTGAATTGGCCAACGGTTGTGTTGGTGACTTTCCCCTGTTATCACTACCGTTACTTGTTAACGGCGATGATGCAGGGTTTAGAGCCAACCCGACTGAGTATACCGTCTGGAAAGCTATTACTGAAGCGGGAGGTTTGACGCCATCTATTGGCAAGAATTACTCCTCAGAGGATTGGTTAATCCTCAACAGTCAGCTTTTCCAGATGCGTATACAAGAGGTGAAAATGTTAGGCAAGACCGTCGCCAAGAAGATCTTGGGAGTACGCAGACCCATTGTATGCTCAACTCTCCTATATTGTAGGGCTCGGTCCATACCGGCCTGGGAGAAGGATGTTGATCCCAATCGGAAAGTCGTGACTGAAACAGGAGGTTTCATGCACGGTCGATCCATCTCAGAGTGTTCAAAAGCTCTGATTGAGATGCATACCGAGGAATTCGCGGGGAGACTCATAAAGACATTCGTGAAAGTCAATGCCGATGCCATTGACCAGGCCCGTCTTCCGGGCATGCCCCTCCACACCCCCAAATGTTTTGGTGGTATGGGTATCCCAGGTAAACCTGATCCAAAGTTCGTACTCTACTTCAGTGAGATTGAGAACCGCATGCGGTTGTCGAAGTCACTGTCTGGAAGCCCCAAAATGGCTTATATGAGTAGATATTTGGACCAATTACCTGTGTGTAAGGGGCCTGCCAGGAAAGTTGAAAAACTCTCAGGAATGTCATACTTTGTCCACTTGGCTGAGCCAGTGGAGAAGCATGACATAGAGTTTTACAACCAAAAGACAGCCTGGAGGTACCAGAAGTTGACCAAACGGATGAACAAGAGTCCGTATCAGG